TTAACATCAACTTATTGGTCGCGAACTCGACAATCATTTTCTTGAGCCAATTCAGGATGTAATCACCCAGATTTTTGAACGCATTTTTCCCGCCGCTGAGCACGTCGTTAAAGAATTGGCTGATCGGCTGGCGGAGTTCTTGGATGCTGGCCAACTTCTCTTTCAGTCCTTCTTGCTGCTGAATCATGCTTGTGATCTGAGCGGCGGCTTGTGTACCCGCAGCAATGCCTTGGCGGTCTAGTTCTTCGCTGATGCGTTTCTGTATATTCAGTGCTTTGAGTGCTTTTTCGCCTTGCTGAGTTGCTGCGATTTCTTTTTCAAGCCATGCGTTCTCAGTGCGTAAACCGCGCAAGGTTTGCTCAAGTTGCAACTCTTTGTTTTTGGCAGCTAATTGGCGCGTGGTTTCGGCAATGCGTTGGCCTAAAGCACTTTCTTGAGTGAGTCCTAGCGCATCTAGTTTATTTCTGATTTCCTTCTGGAGGTTGGCTTCGGCTAACGCTGCGGAGCCTAGTTTAGTAGCTGCGATTTCAGCATCTAAGCTCGCTAAGGTTTTGGCGCTTTCAGCTAGGAATTGGGCAATTTCGAGCTGTTTGTTTTTCTCGGCTAAAAGCTTGGTGCTTTCAGCAATCTTCTGCCCCAATGCGCTTTCTTGCGTGATACCCAGTTGATCTAAACGGTTGCGTATATCTTTTTGAACATTGGCCTCAGCTAACGCAGTACCACCTAATTTAGTAGCCGCAATCTCAGCATCTAACGATTCCAGCGCCTTCCCATCGTCCATAAGCTGCTTCACAACGGATAGCTCGCGCTGCTTGCTTTGTAGTGCACTCACAGAGGCTAGAATCTGTTGACCATAGGAGGATTCAAGCGTAACGCCTGCCTGTTTAGCTAAATTACCCGCTTCACGCACTGCGGCTAGTTGATTCATTGCCTCAACGCCTTGTTGTGTGGCGACAATCTCTTGTTCAATCCAATCAGTGTTCGTTTGCAGTTCGTCTAGCTGTTTAAGCACGGCTGCTTTCTGCTGGAGCGTCACAAGTGAATCAATTTGTGCCTGATTCAATTTACGCTGTGCTAATTCCTCGCGTAGAGGTGCGCTTGGGTCTTTGATGCTGGCGATTTCGAGATTAATTTTCTTTTCTTCTGCCAAGTAATCCGCAAGATTTTCCTTGGATAGGATTTCGCGCTTAGCCGCTTCTCCGATCTGTTGTTGGGTCAGTTCGTTTTCACGTAAAGCCAAGCCGCCTTTAGTCACCGCATCTAAATGCTGTTGCGCGGTAATAATGCGCTTCTTCTCTTCGTTACTGATTGCCAGTGTGCGAAGTTCTTCAATTTCCTTAGCGGTAACACGCCGCCCGTCAATCTCGCCCATGTATTTAACGGCTGCTAATTGGTTGGTGTAGTTAGCTGCGGTTTTAGTCGCTTCAGCATTGACCGCTACGGTCTGAATGCGTGATTCGCCAATGGATTTGGCAATAGCTTGGGCAATCCCTGCGCGTCTATCCATTTCAACATCGCGTGCTAAGGGACGTTCGTAGTAACGCGAAACGGCTTTGGCTGCATCCGCTGCTGTTGTAGTGGATTTAAGAATACGCCCCGCCGCTTGTTCTGAACCTTTGGTGAGTTCGTAGTGAACAAAACGGATTTGCTCTAATAAATCAGAGTCCTTGATGGACTTGCCAAACGCTTTGGCAAAGTTCGCCTGACGGTCGCCATGCCATTGAGCAATGCCATACGCTTTCCCTCCGTCACCCACTGCATTCGGCCTGAACTCACTTTCTTGCTTTAAGTTGGCAGCTATCCCGATAGCCTGCTGACGACTCCAGCCTAATTTCTGGAACTCTGCAACGATTTGCGCGGCTGTGCCCACCTGCTTTTGCATCGACACCACAACGCTATTGACGGTTTTTTCCTGCGCGTCGGCCATGCCTTTCAATGCAGTTCTAAAGCCCTGATCGACCCCTTGCATAGCTTTAGCGGCCTTCTCCATATCATTAGAGACGCGCTCACCTAAGTTACGCCCGACTTCTTCAGCGCCTTGCAAAGCGTCCTTGAAGCTGTCCGCTGCGGTAATGGCTGCATTGGTTTGCTCAGTAATTGCGCTAAAATCAAGCGCTTCAGGTGTCAACCCCATGCTTTTAAGCTTTGCATCGTACTGATCAACTAGACCGCCAGTTAGCCCTGCCGCTTCTTCTTGGAGTCGGTTACGCTCTTGTAGAAATGCATTGTATTGATTAGCACCCGCTGCGGCCTTGGCCTCTGCATCGGTTAGTCCGTTCAAACGCTGTGTGTAGTATTCGGCGGCGGTTTTACCTTGTTCTAATTCGATTCGCTGTTTCTGGAGGGATTCGACGGCGGTTTTGACTAGTCCTTCATGGGCTTTGATAGTCTCGATTGTTTTTTGATAGGCCGTAGTTAGAGCTTCTTGCTGTTCTTTGGTCAGTCCTAGTTGTGTGGACTGTTCAACAATCGCATCCGTCGCCTTTTTGGTTTCATCACCGTATTTTTTTAGCTCTGACGTGTTGACCGCTGTATTCTTGGTGTTGGCTTCTATAACCGTATTAACGTCGCTTAATCTGCTTTTAAGGTCTGCAATTAATGCCGTTTTAGCCGCAATATCCTTGTCATAAATAGCAGCCAGCGAAGGTGACAGAGGATCAGCCGCATCCGCATTGACAGCTTTCTGGTAGTTTGACCGCAAGGTTTCAAGACGGGTTTGCAGCGCATCAATCTCAGCTTTAATATTTAGTTTAAGTGCGCCAGTTTCCTCGATAATTGCGGCTTTGCGCTCAGCCGATGCTTTTAAATATTCGGCGTTATAACCCACGACCGTTTTAGTTACGCTCTGATAATCGACATAGTTACCACGCAAGTCTTTTACCGCTTTGCCTTCAAGCTCTTGCTGTTTTGAAAGCTGAATCAATCCATAAGCCAACGCGCCAACACCAATCACCATCGCCCCAATTGGCCCACCTACCAATGCTAACGCGCCAGATAACACTCTCGCTGCGCCACTTGCCCCTGCCATCGCTGCGGATTGCGCTGCTAGCGCAGCAGTATGAGCAGCAGCGGCTTCGGCGGCTCTGGTTTGTGCAGGTGCTAGCGTGGTTTGAATCAACATAGCACGCTGCATACCCGTTGCGTTGGCAATAGCGGCCTGTGTTTGTGCAAGAATTGCGGCTGTGCGCGCCGCTTCAGCTTCAGTTGCGGCTACTGTAGAGGCCAATTTAAGTGCATCCTGTGCGGCGGCAGCTTTAGTAGCTGCACTTTGAGCGACAAGAGTAGTCACATAACCCGCTGTTGCAGTTACTAGTTTCCCAGCGAGGAGCGCAGTCAAAAAGCCGACAGGAATTAGCAATAGCTCTGTATTTTTTGCCAAATCCTCAATGCTATCTGATAGCGCGCCAATAGATGTTTTTGCTATATCCGCCACGCCAGATTTTTCGACAATCTGCACCTGCAATGCCGCAAAACTGTCTTTTAAATTACTAATTTTTCCGTTTAGCGTGGCAGCCTGATCACTCATGGCTGTCCCAAATTTATTATTTCCAATATCCAGTAGATATTTCTGAATTGCTTTTGAGCTATTAGCTACTGTTGTTTCAACACCCTGAAAAGTAAATTTTACCTTATCCCCTTCTTTGCTGGCCTTGATGCCAAATTCCAGCAGTCGCTCGAACTCCCCTGTACTCGCATCAGCTACCGCCTCAATCATCTGCATTAAATCCTTTCCCATCGCAGCAGCGGTATTGCCATAGGAGGTCAGGGATTTGATGGAGGGGTCTAGCCCCATGTTTTTAAGCTTTACGAAACCCTCAACAGCTTGGGACAGCGCATAAGGAGTGGTGGCTGCGAATTTTTGGAGATCGTCGAACGCTTTTGAGGCCGCTTCTGTTGAACCTGTTGCTGTTTTCAACATGCCCTGAAGCTTTTCAAATTCACGGTAGGTATCCATTGCACCAGTCGCAACAGAAGCTAATCCAAGTCCAGCCACGACACCACCCAAGCTGAGCGCGGCCTTTCTAAAAAACTCAAGTGAGCTTGATGCTTCGCTGAATGCACGTGATACCAACCCACCGGATTTTTTACCAGCCTCGCCAGCAGACTCAAACGAGCGCGACACTAATCCGCCGGATTTTTCGACCCTGCCGAACTCTCGATCAAGCAAGCTAAATTTTTTAGTAGCCTGCTCAATGTCAGACGTATCAACCTTAAACCCTAGCTCAGCAATATCAGCAGTCATTAGCTCCAACTCTCCCGTGCGCGTCGTTCGGCGGCGGCTTCGCGCTGCTCTTGAGTGATGTCAGTTTCAAACGGCGGTGCTGTTTTTTCGTCGGCAAATTCATGCAGGCCGTTGATGTAGACGATGGATAAAAATCGCATTGTTTTTATTTCCCACATCGTCAATTCCAGTCCCGACAGATTTAGATAGGATTCAATTTCAGCCCACGGGGTAACTACGCCTTCGCCAGATGCAAGCCCAACATCCTGAGCTAAATCAACCAGCCATCGCTCATAACTAGAGAGCGGTGGAAAATCCACGCTCTCCCTCTTTTTATGAGCACGCAGCCACGCTAGGCAGCTAATCCAACTCGTTGCATTGGACTTTGCGGCTTCGTAAAATTTGCGCGGTCATCCAAATGATCTTTCCATTGATCCAGCCAGTATTTCCACTGCTCAGGATCAAGCAGGCGCTCACGTGCGTCTTTGCGGTCGAATGTATAGCCTTCAATGCCCGTAATGTCGGTAATGACCTCAATCAGCACTAAGCTCTGATTAAGCTCCGCCTCTTCGTCGGGCGTGATAGCCATGTAATTTTCACGCTTGCCGAGAATCAGCTTTTGTTCTTTTGGTCGGCCTTGGATGCTTTTTTTCGCAGCCTCCCACTGTCTTGAGTCGATTGTGTAACCGTGAAAAACAACACCGCATGGCTCGTTTGTGCCGTAGCCGTTCATCTGGCACGAGGTTTTTGAAACAGCAAATGTCTCGCTGAGATTCATCTTTTTTATTCCCTTTATTTTTTTAGGTGGCATCTTAGGCTGCATCAATGGTTACGATGTCGCGTTGAATCCAGAGTGATACCTCTTTTAAATCGACGTCGTTCTTGCTCCCGCCGTTGGAGTCCGCATATCCGCCGACGAGCACGGTTGTGCATTTTTCTTCTGGGGTCGTTTCGCCTGCACGTTTGCTAAAAATGACTTTAAACGCCAGTTCAGCGTTTTTGCTTGCGCCGTCAAAATGACTTTTCAGGATGGCGGCAGCAGCAGATGAATCGCTCGGATCAAAGTTAAAGGTGGCTGCGTCAAATTTGGCGCTGCCCTTTAAATCCTTGTCCAGCTCTGAGCATGTCGTTGTTTTTTCGACCGTCTGAAATGTTTTTTTCAGCGCCGGAATTGCATCTGCGCAAAACTCAACCCATGTAAGTGACGAATATCCGGTTGTTGCATTGTTATCAAACGTAGTGGGCAAAGTGGCGCATACCGCCATTTTAGCCCCAAGAAAAGTACGTCCAGCCATAATAAATACCTCTTATTAATCAATATGTTCTAGTGCAAACAGGTACGGCATTGCGTACCATCCATCAGCCTTTATTGGCGCAACTGCTTCGGCATGCTCTGTAATCGTATACGTGCGTGATGCGCCAGCGATGACAGCCCCTAGCGGGAGTTCCGCTGCGATTGCATCTCCTGTCGCGGCTGGCGCAATAGCTCCAACACCATCCCGTACCCACACGGCAATTTGTAGCGCCCATTTGCTTCTAGCCTTGCCACCCGTGCCAATAACCCATGGACGTATCGACATTACCGATGCTCGTAAATGCACATTAGCTGGCGCGGTCGGTAGGGCTACGTTAGGCCAATAGCAAGGGAGACCAAGGTCGTCGGCAATAGTTTTAGTTCTGGCAAAGACTGCTTGCAGTAAATCAGCCTCCACGACCTGCTACCTCATCCACAATTTGATCAAACTCAGCAACAGTGCGACGTACCATGCCGTAAGGCGCATCAGTCGCGTATTTCGTTACTCCCGGATTCCGAGCAGGATTTCCCAGATACTCGATGTAACGGGCGTAAGGTGCGTTGTTTGTAAATACAAACGTATCGCCAATTTCCAACGTCAGTGGCTCTTTATTAGCCTGCCATTTACCCTGTAAATTTCCTGACAGTACGGGCGTGCGTGTTTCGGTACGCATTGCCAACTCACTGCACGTTGCGCGGATAACGTTCCGAAAACGGCGCTTATATTTTTCAGTCAGGGCGCTTAAATCACTCATCGCCGCGCCTGCACTTTGTAAAATATCGTCTGTTCACCGGGCGCTACGGTTACAAAATCAATAATGGAGTAATCAACATCATTATCGACAATACGCCCCGCCGTGCTTGGCTCCACATTGGAGTCGATCAGGATTTTTATATCTCCAGTCTCAATTAAAAACTGGTCGCGGTCTGAGCGCGTCCATCCGGTTTGCAGCCCCATAACAGGAGTGTCGACAGGTGTTAGTGATGGACTCCACGGGTCGCCGGACTGCGTAAATGTGCGTAGCAGCATAGGCCGCCCATTTTCGCCGATCATTTCCGTCGCCAACTCTGCTGCCCAAACGTGATCGCTCATACCCACATCCCCATCGGCAAAACCGTTGGCTTGACAGTGAGTGATGCGCAGCCCAACACTCGGAGCGCATTAGCGACATTGGGCATATCCTCAAGCGTTACCGAGGTTTTTTTAGGGCTGCTGTCGGTGTATTCGCGCTCGATGACATCAGTCTTTTCGCGCTTGATACTGCCACCGGCTGAGATGTTAGCAGGGTCATTTTTGGCGCTTTTCCAGATGTAAAAGCTCGCCCAAATTTGCGCTTCGATTAGCGCTGTTGGAATAGCAGTAGGCTGAGCTAACGGCAGCGCATACGCAGATAAGCAAGGGAGATTTTTTAGCGCATCCAGCCCGCGTCTTAAAGCACCGGACATAGCTGCCGCATCATACTGGGCCTGTGTCATTACCCCGCGATCATAGAGATATTGCCCTGCATCGGCGGCAGAGACGAAGGTATCCGCCCCAGCAACAACAGAGCCATCCTCTACAATTAATGGAGTAGCGACAAATGCCATCAGATCACCTCAATCACACCAGCTTTTAGCCATGCTGCCACCGTCTGATTTTTGGTGAGTGCATCCATATCATCAATGGCAATGCTACCGCCAACCGGAATGATCATGCCTTCGCCGATTTGTAACGGGCTGCGGTAATTGTTGCGAATAGCCCTCGACTTTGCCGCTTCTTCAGCCCCATCCACCGGAGACTTTGCTGCTTCTTCACTTTTGCGCGTAGTCATTAGATACCATCCCCATACCGCACTTCTTTAGGACGACGAATGTCTAAACCGCCCAAGCGGAATACGCCGGGAACCACGAAATTAAGTGGGCCATCTTGATAAACCGGAAGGAAGCGGTGCGGCATTGGGATATGCAGCTTTAGCACTTGCGGATTGCGGCGATAAGCCACCATGCGAGCCACACCAGCAGCACCAGCAGTTTCAAGGCCGCGCACGGCGCGAATAGTCAGCTCTTGGCCGGTCATCGCGGTATAAGTGTTGTTGCGGCGCAAAAACTCAAGGATTGTCATTTGCGTATCGCCAAGGCGATTAGTTGCCAGCAAATTCAGTTTTGCATAGGGCAGCAACAGAGTATCGGCCATCGCTGCATATTGCGTATCTGAGCTAACCGCAAGAATAACGCCATTAATATCAGCCAGAATTTGATCTTCGGTAGCGGCTGCCCATGAACCCGTCGTAACGGCTGCGGCTGTCACTGCGCTATTGTTGATCAGGCCACTAAAACCCTTGGCCGCATCACCGGATAGAGCAACACGGTCAACCATCTCCTCGTAAGCGCGGCGGGCGGCCATCGCATCATCTGCGGTCAGATTAATCCCCAGCATTTGCGCCTGGTTGATTTCTTCGTAGCCGTAGCCGTAGCCGATGCCAGCCATGTGGACGCTAGTTTCGTGTTTCGCAAGCTCTGTGCCTGCGAGCGGAATATCATCAGCATTGCCGTTAATCCACTTCGCAGTGCCGAATTTATCGCTACTGTAGTAAGTGACTGATTTAGCAAATGGGTGAGCCGAGGTATCCACAGGGACGAGAGCGGGGTACTGAATATCAGGATAAACCGTCTCATTCACCTCGCGCTCAATGTGTGTCGTTTGAGCTGTGACAAAGCCCAGTGCGGCCTGTGCGTCGAATAGTTTTGACATTATTATCTCCTTACGCGCCAGCTACAGCAGGGACGTTGCAGTTAAAAACGATAACGGCTAATGCACCGTTGGCTGCTGCGGTTTCAAACCGACCATTGAGTTTTAGTGAGCCGCTAGAACCCGCGTCGGCATTACTAAATGTGCCATCTGACTTCTTGACCCACACCGGATCGCCAGCCGCCACACCACCCGCATCCGTGACCGTTACCCACAATGCACCCTCGCTCATAATGCGTGCATCTTCGTATTGCGTCCAGCCTGAGGATTCAGCAACGCCAGAACGCTCACGGACAGTGATACCAATAATATCGGTCGAGCCTGCAACGAGCTTTTTACACTGACCCGCCGCCGTGCCCTTGGTCACGGGAGCGCCAAAACCGAGAGTAGCGTCTTCCACGGTGCGGCTGATTAGGGTCGAGCCGCGCATATCGGCAATCATGCCCGCACGGGCTGCGCTCATTGTTGTGTTGTATGTGGTTTGAATTGCCATTATTTAGCGCCTCCTTTCCATGCGTCATTCAGACGTTTTTCATAGCCAGATTGGCCGTTGTCGTTTGCAGATTGTTTGTCACGCCCCTGCATATCCAGCCGAAACTGGTCAGGCTGCGCATCAACGGCTAAATCAAATGCAGCTTCGATGTAGGCTGGAGATTTACCAGTAACCGCATCAGCACCGCGCGCAGCGGTAACGGCAACAGTCATGATTTCAATGTCGGATTTACCCGCAAAATCAGCATCCTTCGCTAATTTTTGTGCCTTGCTGATCAGCGCAGCACGAGCCTGTACTTTTGCGTCTAGCTGAGCATCAGTCAGCGCGGCTTTTTTCAGAGTGTCGATTTCTGCGTCTTTTGCAGCTAGCTCTTTGTCTTTGGCGGCGATGGCGGCATCGTGCGCGGATTGCACTGTTTTTGCGGCATCCGCCAAGGTTTGATTCTGCGTCTGTAGCTTTTGCAGAGCTTCCGCGCCTTGGTCGGTAGTTTCGATGGTGATCCCATCGAGTACGATTTTTCGTGTCATTGAGGGTTTCCCGTCGGTTACAAGTGGGGCAACTCCCCACGGTTTGGGGTGATCGCTGTCGCCAATGCGTGCGCGGCTTCCGGCGCGACCTCGATCAACGATAGCTAAGTGATTCATTCGGAGATTGGACATCACGGCATCGTAGGCGTGACCGCCTGGCGTTTGACCGGATTCCCACGTCAAATCCATTTCATAGCCCATGCTGATTTCGCGTTTTCCGTCCTGCACCGCTTTGATTGTTGCCGCATCCATAAGGGTAATCGGTACGCGGATGTATTCGCCATCACGCAACACCTCTTCACCAATAGAGCCAACCGCGTATTCTTTCCAATTGTCGGCTGTCACCTGCGCGGGTGGGTGGTCATTGGTCGTGGGCTTACCCACAAATGTAGAGAGCGAATCTTTGGCAAATACCGCCGATTCAGGGCGGTAGACGTGCACAACCGGCAGCTCCGGCCTACCCACTTCCACGCCTAAATAGTCCTGTATGCCCGTGCGAGCGCAGAGCACTGAGGCGACTAGATAGCCGTCACGAGTGAGGCGGGTATTGGATAACTGTGCATCTTCAACGAATTTAGGCATTTGCCTAGATTATCGGACGCTGCTTTATTTTTATAATTTGTGCGCACAGTTTTTTGAGGAAGGGCTTTGGCCTAATAAAAAAAGTAATAATTTGTGGCCAGTTTTGTAAAAAAGACGGAGTATGTAAAATAAGCTAATTACCTACTGAGAGTTGATCCATGATTAGCCAAACATCAGCGCATGAGCTAAAAATCGGAAAGGGAAAGCCGGAATTTAAGCTCGATTGGCAAAATTTCGACGCAACAGCATTCGAGGCATCGAGGATTCAATTCCAGAACGCGGTCAAGCAAATAGGAATTGCTGCTCAGAAGTTAAGCGAATGCCTAGGCGAATCCCTTACAATTATATATAGGCAATTAAAACCACTACAAGACCGCGCAGCAAAACATAAGGCCGAGGTGAGGCGGATAAAATCAGTTAAATCCAAGCCGATCATTACCCGCAAAGCCCGTCGCAGAATGCGGTTTAATTAAAAGAGGCACGTCCTTGTGCCAAATTCCTAGCTAGGCTGCATCCCTTGTATTTTTAAATGCTTTTTAACCAGATTGTTAAAAAGACCCTAAGCAGCCCCTCCTGCTCGGCCTGCATCGCTACTGATTGGCTCTATCTTTAAAAAATATTTAACATGCCTCACCTTTTTGCTTGATTTTAATTTCCGGTAATTGTATTATTATCACATCAAGACAACGCAACCGGAGCAACGAAATGACCAAGAAAGAAATCTTCAAAGCAGCTCACAAATTAGCAAAAGATTTTGTGGGTGCTTATGTCGCTCGTTTTGCTCTGGCGTTGAAAGCTGTTTATCAATCATTAAAGGGAGCAAGCAAAATGACTTTGCGTTTTGTAAAAATGCATAGCTTTATGGTCATCGAAACGGCTGATAGCCGTTACGAACAGCACGAAGTGGTAAGCACTCGTGCAGCTACTCACGATTGGCAGCCAGCCAAATTTGTAAAAGAGCAAGCGCTTGATGCTGCTGGTAAGGCCATGTTTGAGCAACTTTGGCTAAAACAAAATAAACCAGTATTAAGCAATTAAAGGAGCAAGCTTATGTACCAATCAAAAACGTCTTAATCCCCTCTCAAACGGGGCAGCATTCAAACGAAATTTACGGTTAAGAGGATTTAAGTAATGATTACCGAAAAAACAGTGACCCTAGAAAATACCCCTTATTTATTTGCCGCAACTATACTACGTCGCTTTGCACCTAATGAGGTGTTATTCATGGAGGCGATGGAGGCGGGTAATGGCAGCTTGAATACTGCATGGGATTACGTTCAGGTGCAGTCTGAAAGATATTTAAACAACTCTTTTGCTGGCATATTTGGCAAAGTTGATGACTCAGTTGTACTAGCATACAAAGCAGATTGCTATGCAACAAAACGCTATCTAGAGGATTTAAGCAGCGCCATCGGCGGCGATATCGAACACGGAGAGGTTTAATGACCACCACAAAAAAACGTGGCCGCCCACCACGGCCAATACCCATCACGCCAGCGGAGGCAACAAAGACCAGTCGGAACAGATGGAAGGTAACAAACATAAGCACAGGCGTAACTAATGCCCGTGTTGAGGATTGGATTCCGAACACGCCGGAAGCACGCGCCGCGTTAAAGATGTGCGCGGCTCAGCTCCGGCGCGATGCGGGGACATTCGTCCCTGACGATTTGATTTTTTAATTTAGTTGATTGAGCAGCTCAACGAAGCATGAGACTCAAACCGCCCGGAAGGGCAAAAGGAGATGTGAAATGAGCGCGTTTGCAAAAATAACAGAAGGTCTGGAATTTTCAAAAACTCCAAGTGGCGATTTAGTCGCCACTGGAAATATTGAGGGGTTTACATTTTCCGTCCAGAAGGACGGAAAGGAAAACACCCAAATAAAGACAATTTGGGCGACTGCGAAAGATTTTGAAACACTAAAGGGGGTGGTCTTCAAAATCTCCCGCACCAACCAAAGCGGATACGGTTGGATGGAAAACCCTACGCCTGAAAAGGAGGTGGCGGCAAGGCGGGTTTTCGGGTTGATACAGGTAAGCAACCTGACCGAAGAAACAGCAATAAGCGCCAACAAAGCAATTGCTTTGTTGAGGAATAGCGTTTAGGTCTTAATCCCCCCCTCAAACGGGGCGGCATTCAAGCCACCCCTAACCTAAACCCCTTCATAGGGGCTTTCTTTATTGGGATTTACGCATGAAAACCTACGCCGCCGCCATCATTTCATTGGCAGGTGGCTATTTTCTCGGCTCTTGGTTGAAGGGATGCGTGATGGTGACTATCGCAGGCGCTCAGATGGTAAGCCGTACAAGCTTAGTGACTA